CGACGATGCCTACGACGGCGTACAGTTTACTCTCCGTCTTAAGGACCCCCGCATCCCTCGGGTGCAGCAGATTATTACCACCACTCCCAAACCCAAAGAGCTCATCGTTGATCTCAACGAGGGAAAGGTAGGCGGGGACGTTTATGTAGCAAACGCCTCATCGTACGACAACCGGTCTAACCTGTCTGAAACGTTTTTCAAACAGCTTGAGACCTACGACGGCACAGACCTAGGCAGGCAGGAGATCTATGGCGAGATCTTGGATCCAGAAGCCGCCGGTATTATCAAACGCAAGCAGTTTAAAATGTGGCCAGCCAACAGGCCAACCCCAGACCTTGAGTATGTGATTGCCAGTTACGATCCAGCTACCAGCGAAAAGACAACCAACGACCCAACAGCGTGTACGGTATGGGGTGTGTTTGAACAGTTGGACGCGGGCACCTCGATCATACTGCTAGATGCATGGGACGCGCACATGTCCTACCCCGAGCTGCGTCGTAAGGTGATTGATGATTTTAAGGAAGTGGTCTACGGCGCAGATAACGAGTTTGGCAAGGGCCGTAAAGCCGATCTGATACTGATGGAAGACAAATCCGCTGGTATCTCGCTGATCCAAGAACTCCAAGGCGCTGGCGTACCCGTCCGTGGATATAACCCTGGACGCGCAGATAAGGTGCAGCGGGTTAACATTGTGGCGCCCCTAGTAGCTAAGGGCAAAGTGTACATACCGGAAGACATGAAGCTCAAAGGTGACTTTGCAGACTGGGCCAAACGGTTCATCCGGCAGGTATGTTCGTTTCCAGAAGCCGGCGGGCACGATGACTATGTTGACTCCCTGTCCCAGGCATTGCGCGTATTGCGGGATTCGGGTTGGGTACGACTTGACCCCCTACCAGCCCGCGATTACGACTACGCAGACGAAGACGCAGCAAAAAGATATTCAAATCCCTATGCCCAATAGGGCGGAAAGGCTTTTCTTTTTGCATTAGTAGGTATAGGACAAATACATCCACCAAATTTAGAGACATATGGCACAACCCCAACTACCAATGCAGACCGGCGGTAATCTACCTAGTTTAGATCGGGAAGAAGACGTTAAGTTAGCGGCTGAGCAAGAAGCCGAGATGGACCATTACGAGGAAGTTTTGGGTTTAGACCCCTCTGAAGTCGAGCAAGAAGTAATCGAGCTTGATGATGGTTCCGTTGTGATTAACTTCCAAGACAAAACGGGCCCACTCAAGGATCCCGAGTTTTATGAAAACCTAGCCGAAGTACTCGACGAAGGGTTTTTAGATACGTTGGCAAGCGACTACCTTGATCTGATTGATGAAGATAAAGAAGCCCGTAAAGAACGAGACAAGCAATACGAAGAAGGTCTTCGTAGGACTGGCTTAGGTAAGGACGCACCTGGAGGCGCGACATTCGATGGGGCTTCTAAAGTCGTCCACCCCATTATGGCTGAGGCGTGCGTTGACTTTGCGTCGTCGTCTGCCAAAGAACTACTACCACCCGATGGTTTGGTTAAGTCCAACATCCGCGGTGAGGTAGACCGCGTTAAACAAGAAACCGCAGACCGCAAGGTTGGTTTCCTTAACTGGCAGCTCACCGAGCAGGTCCAAGAGTACCGCGATGAGATGGAGCAACTGCTCACTCAGCTACCCCTTGGTGGATCCCAGTACCTCAAATGGCGTTTTGATCAGGAACAAAAGCGTCCAATCTGCGAGTGGATCCCAATTGACAGTATCCTACTCCCTTACGCAACAACCAACTTCTACACTTCTGCACGCATCACGGAAGTGCAAGACATAACGGAAGACATTTACCAGCAACGTATTGAGCAGGGCATTTACCGCGACATCGAAGACAACATTACGTCCGATGCTCCGATTGATGACATGACTCGGTCAGAAAAAGCCAACAACAAGATTGAAGGCCGCGAGTCGTCTGGTAAAAACATCGACGGTCTGCGCCGTGTGTATGAGATTACATGCTACATGCGCATGGATAAGGATGATATTTCTCAAGGTGCAAGAGCGCCGTACATTTTAACCATCGATGAGTCATCTGGCAAAGTATTAGCGCTGTACCGTAACTGGGAAGCCAATGATGACAAAATGGAAAAACTGGAGTGGTATGTTGAATTTAAATTCATTCCTTGGCGCGGTGCATACGCTATTGGTCTCCCCCATCTTATCGGCGGTCTATCAGCTGCTCTTACTGGTTCTCTTCGTGCGTTACTTGACGCCGCGCATATTAACAACTCTCAGACAATGCTTAAGCTCAAAGGCGGACGCATTGGTGGTCAGAGTGACCGGATCGAACCGACCCAAGTAATTGAGATCGAAGGCGCGCCCGGCGTAGACGACGTACGTAAGATTGCAATGCCCATGCCGTTCAATCCGCCGTCTGGCGTGTTGTTGGAGCTGATGGGTTGGCTTACTAATGCGGCTAAGGGTGTGGTTAGCACAGCCGAAGAAAAGATTGGCGAAGCAAACAACAACATGCCAGTGGGCACAGCCCAAGCTCTGATTGAGCAAGGTGCTAAGGTGTTCTCAGCAATTCATGCTCGTTTACACCGCTCACAAGCTAAAAACTTAGCAATTGTTTCTCGTCTAAATCATTGGTATTTGGACGAAATGGACAACCAGTCTGGAACTCAGATTGAAGTCCGAGATTTTGCAGAGAACAATGACATCAGACCAGTATCTGACCCTAACATTTTCTCTGAAACACAACGATTGGCGCAAGCACAAGCCGTATTACAGATGGCTAATGCTGCACCACAACTGTACGATTTAAGGGCAGCACACCGCCGAGTTTTAAAACAACTCAAAGTTCCTGCAATTAATGAGATATTGCCCGATCCAGATGGAATCAAAGAATCGAATCCAGCGTTGGAGAACGTAGCAATGTCCATGGGTCGCCCTGCGGCGGCTTATCCAGATCAGGACCACATGGCTCATATCAAGGTGCACCTTGCTTATGCACAAGATCCTAACTACGGCGGTAGCCCTTTAATCGGCCCTTCATTTGCACCACAAGCATTGAACCACATCAAACAGCACTTGACATTGCACTACTTGCAGTCTATGCGTAATTATGTGGCAAAAGCATCGGATGATGGTACAGACACATTGCATTTGCATGAAGAGAAACCATTGACAACAGAAGACCAGCAAGCTTTGGCTTTGGCTTCACAATTGGTAACTCAAGATTCTCAAATGGCGTTCCAAGAATCTCAGCCAGCGTTGATGGAGTTGGTACAAAAAGTTCAGCAGTTGCATCAAGCTCGTATTGAGCAAGCAGCTATGGCAGACCCAACTGCTAACATGTTGATGAAAACTCAGATGGCTGAAACACAACGCAAAGCACAAGAATCACAACAGAACTTGCAAAACGAAATTCAGAAGCAACAGCAAGACTTCCAAATCAAAGTGGCAGAGTTGCAACAGAAGGTTACTGAACTTCAAACCAAGTACTCAACACAAAGCCAGATTGATAGTCAAAACAATTCAACTCAAATTGCTTTGGCAAACATCAACAATGCAGCGAAAGAGCGTGTGGCATCTATTAACGCTGGAGCACAGTTCACTCAACAACAAACACAGATTGAGCATGAGCAAACAATGGCGGCAGTAGAGGCGATTGAAACGGCAAGAAAAGACATCAGACAACATGGCATTGCTGTGGAACAACAAGCGTTCCAAAACCAAGCAGCTCAGATTCAAAACGACATTAGAGCAAGACAAGAAGCCGCTTTGGCAGAACAACAGAACAGACAACAACTAGAGCAACAAGTATTACAACAACAAGCTCAAGAAATGGCACAACTTCAGCAAGCTCCACAACAGCCTTCTGAAGTGTTTCAAGACGAGCAACAAACCCCAACCGGAGAAAAATAATGGCTGACAATTTAAAAGGCTTCCGTCAAATTTACCAAGAAACTGGCAAACTATCAAGTGGTGGTGGCCCAGAGGGTAAGATTGAAAAGGGAGCATCTGGCTCACACAGAGACAACAACTGGAAACGTGGCGCTGCACAGTGCAAAGTAACTAAAGACAGCAAGATTGGACCAGATAAGAACTTGAACGAAATTGGTGGCGGTAACTTCTACTAATTTTTCATAGGGCGGAATCTTAATACTTTTTGCATAAGTAGAAGTATGAAGGATTTAATCTCTGAACTAATTGAGCGTTTGAAAAACGCTGACAAACATTTTGCAGACGGTATTGCTAGTGGGATGAATATCCACGACTTTCCAGCATACCAAAGGCAAGTGGGGAATCTTGAAGGTATACGTCGTGCCAGAGAGATTCTCGAAACACTACTATCGGAAGACGACGAAGCATAACTAGCCGTAGGGCTTGAGGAGGTTGCCGAATGGCAATTGATATGAAGCGGGATGAAGACCCAGATTTTCGCAGTGAAGAAGAATGTTTCCCTGTTGTGAACCATGGTGTTGAAGTAGTTGGTGACCGAGTGTTGGTTCAACTGCGTAGACAGAAAGTAAAGAGCAAAGGTGGCATCATTTTTGTTGACGAAACTCAACAAACACTGAAGTTTAACGAAACAGTAGCCAAAGTAGTTCAAGTAGGCCCTCTGGCTTACAAGAATCTTGAAGATTTGACCCCTTGGATTGAAGGTCCTTGGTGCCAAGTAGGCGATTTAGTTCGCACAATCAAGTATGGTGGTGACCGTTTCGTGGTTGACCCAGGTGACGATGGTGGTGCTGTGGTATTTATCACACTACAAGCTCGTGAAATCATCTCAAAAATCAAATCGTTCGAACATGCGCAGAAAATGAAAGCGTTTGTAGACTAATTTTGGAAGAAAATTATGGCAGAAAATGAAAAACTAGACAATATTCCAGTAAAAGAGCTGGAAGATGGCAGTGCAAAAGTAGCAATTGGCTTAGAAGAAGACCATTTTGCTGAAG